CTGCTGTTGTGTGTTTTAATATTCGAGTCTGGGGCGCATGCGCATGGATGCTGCTGTAGCAAACATGGTAGCACCAAAGGCGATTCCAGATTGTGAGGTCGCGTAGGTTATGGCCTGTTCAACGGTTCTAAGTGCAGTGTTGTAACTAAGAGAGCCTACGTCCATCATGACCTTACCAAAGTAGTCCTTAATAGCGGACAAACCTGGTAGGTCAGTGTGGCTAGCAGTTACGTCTGCAGGAGTGGAATGGCCGGCAATGACTTCACGGTAGTAAACAAGTTCGTACTCGTACGCGTTGCCTGGGTTAGCGCCATCAACAGCGATAATCATAGAGCAACCATCAGAAGCTGAAACAGGGTTATCGTTGTAATTGTAGGTGGACGCATTACCTCCAGGTTGGAAAAGTATGGTGGACCATTTACGCGAAGTTGGTTCAGTACGAGCAACTTGGTTACCGAGTAATTGTGAAGGAGCAAGGCCATCTAAAAGGTCAGTATTGTTAAGGCTAGTATACATGGGGAGGGAGAGCAATATCATCCTACCACCCATGTTTAAATTCGTGCCCATGTAACGTACTCTCAAACCACATGCTACAGTGCGGACGGCGTAATCAGAAACCGTCGCGTTAGTGTAGGGAAACTGTGTGTCCAGTATGGACACAGTTCCGGTGGCGTTGTGGGAAGTAACGCTAGAGGCAAAAGTAGAGCCTGTTATGATACCAACAGCTTGATCGTTGTTATTGGCTAAAGGATTTATCGCGACATACCCAAAACCCTGGGTTCCGATGATGAAACTACCGCGCACGATGGTTCGTGTCTTAAAGGACGGAGCGTCAACAAGGTCCGGGATGCAAGGCATCTCGTCAGGTACATACCAGGGGTCAACTAGTGCACGCAAGTAAAGTTGCGAACACTTGGACAGTTTCGCGCGTGGTTCGACGTAACCCTTTTGACCGGGCCAAGGCGGACTAGTTTGGATCTGTCTCGCAGCCTGCTGGCGGGCACGCTGAACGCGATTTGGGCGGCGACGGTTGCGGCGACGACGCTGGTTTGGATTCACTGTTGTTGTAGTTATGACTTTATTCGACATATTAAGCAAGTATTTGCGATCGGGTGCCGGGACGCACCCGAACCTCTACACCCAACTTGTCCCGTTATCACCCCACCGCAAGTAAACGGGAAACTGGCGGCAGATGCCAGCCGGTGGGGTGCCCTATCCATGCTTAGGGTTTGCCTGCCTTAAAGGCAGGCTTGGCGCGCGCACCCTGTTGGGGTGCGGGCCTCTTGAAGGCGGGTTTCACAAACCTCGGCTTCTTCGGTTCATCGGAGCTGTGGGCAGGTGGTAGCTCATTAACTTGCTTGCGCTTCTGGGGTCTCTTAGGGACATCCCTACGCTCAGGGGCAGACACAGCAGTCCGCGTCACAGGGGGTAGCTTAGCACCTGCTGGTAGGACTTGATCGTCAACCACCACAGGAGCACTTGGTTTCGGTTGTGTTGGCTCACGCAGCAGTGGCGGAGTCAGCAAATCCTCGAGACGTTCACACTTATTCAACCAACTATGGAACGCATCCAACCTAAGATCAGGCAAGACGCGCTGCGCGTACTCCATCATCCATTCACGACCATCATTAGGATACTGGTCATTGGCTTCAAACTCAAGGGCCCATATGCGTAACTCATCGGCCGCTTTCGTCCGACCCAAGGTAGCGCCGTTCAGCTCAACAGCCTTACGACACAAGGGGCCAAGAATGGGTGTGTTCAAGTCAGTGTAGGAATACGCAGCAACTTCTCAAGAAGCTTCATCACAGGTGTAATACCATACGACAACGCAACAGTCACGTGTAATTTAGTCAATTGTCTAGGAAGATCGCAGCATGAATCTGCTGCGCCCTGCCAGACATAAGGTGAATACATACGGGCGAGGAAGCTGACACCATGTTGACCACGTGGTATCTGCTCAACTTCGACTACCTGGCCGATGCACCTGGCGGCACGCCGATAAGCATCAGCGCAAACGTCAGGCGTCAAGCCGTCGTCTCCTCCATACATACCCAACCGATCCCAAGCGAGATCGGGTGACATGTGCCTTAACCGTCCTTCTAAGAATGAACAGAAAGCATTGGTGAGTCCATTGAATGCAGCTGTCTCAGGCGAGCCAGATGCGCGTGAATATCCACTGTAGTAG